ATCTTTTGAAGGTTTGAGGCTAAAGCCATATAGGTGTTCGGCTAATATCCCGTCTACTGGGTATGGAAACACATACTACGAAAACGGAACGAGGGTGCAAATGTCAGATCCACCAATTACTAAACAACGTGCAGAGGAGTTACTAAAATTAACCGCTGATAGGTTTGCTCGTAAAGTGGTTAATTTAGTTAAAAAGCCAATTACTCAAAATCAATTTAACGCTTTAACATCCTTTGCCTACAATTTAGGTTCGGGAGCTTTAGCTTCTTCTACTCTATTAAAAAAGGTAAATGTAAACCCAAACGATTTAACTATAAAATCAGAATTTTTAAGATGGAATAAAGCTGGTGGTAAAGTTATTAATGGATTAACAAATAGAAGAATTAAAGAAGCTGATTTATATTTTACTCCGTAAAGTACTGTAATTTACTACATTTTTCCATTATTTGTACAAAATATCAATCATTTAATATTTTATTTAATACTTTTGATAAACTAAACAAATAACTCATGGCTTCAAAGTGGAAAATTTACGATAATGATATTAAGTATTTTTTAGATAATAGTCAAGAAACTAACAATACTAAATTAGCTAAATTAATATTTAAAAAGAATAAAATTACTTACACTTGTTTTGATACTGAATTATTTTCACGTTACATTTTTCGAAACAGAATTACAATACAATTAGCAGATGATAATCAAGGTGTTATTAATGCTTGTGAAAATTTAGGAGTTGATGTAACTACAACTCCAATGCTTTGGTTAAAAAGCAAAACAGAAAGTATCAGAGTTACCAATCCATTATTTATTAAGCAAGAAGAAAGATTATTATCTGATTTACGAGATGATTTAATAAAAGATTTACAAGACTATATTCCAAAGTTCCCAAAATTGGAACGCATAGAAAACAACGAAGGATATTTGTTGGTTATAGATCCAGCTGACATCCACATAGGTAAATTATGTTCTGCGTTTGAAAGTGGCGAAAGTTATAACAATCAAATAGCAGTTCAGCGTGTTTTAAGCGGTGTTAGAGGTATTTTAAAAAAGGTTTCATCATTTCATATAGATAAGATATTATTTATTGGTGGAAATGATATATTACACATTGACAATCCAAGCAGAACAACTACAAGCGGAACTGCACAAGATACTGATGGGATGTGGCATACTAATTTTTTAATTGCAAAACAGCTTTATGTTGATGTTTTAGAAATGCTTTTAACGGTTGCTGATGTTCATTTTACTTTTAACCCAAGCAATCACGATTACACAAATGGATTTTTTTTAGCACAAGTAATTGAAACCTATTTTAAGAACTGTGAAAACATTACCTTTGATTGTTCAATTTCACATCGAAAAGCATTTCAGTATTATAACAATTTAATAGGAACTACTCATGGTGATGGTGCTAAACAAATGGATTTACCTTTATTAATGGCAGTTGAATATCCAAAGCAATGGAGTGAAACAAAACATCGTTATATCTATACACACCATGTACATCATAAAACAAGTAAAGACTATATCGGAATTACTGTTGAAAGTTTAAGAAGTCCAAGCGGTACTGATAGTTGGCATCATAGGAATGGTTATCAACACGCACCTAAAGCAGTAGAGGGATTTTTACATTGTAAACAAAATGGACAAATAGCACGAATTACTAATTTATTTTAATATGGAAAAATTTAAAACAATACACGAAAACAAGGTTTTAATAAACCCGCCAAATCTCGATTCGCAAATTGAGAAAGTAGCGAATAAAATGCTCCG